CGATTTTTGTGATGGATCCTATTATCTTCTTTAATTTTAGTCACTGCCGCCTCCAAGTTTTGTCTTTAGACCTTGTTCTTCCTTGCGTTGAGGGGCAAATAACATACTAAATCCACCAGTTTGCCGAACTTTCTTTCTAGCAGCAAGAGAAGCTGTTTGTTGCTTTTCTTCAGCTGATGCTTGCGCCTCTGCTCTCGCTCTGGCTTTTTTGGATTCTTCACTTTCAGTTGGAGTCTTCGATCTTCCGAATAGACCTGCCATATCGTAACCTCGACATTAAATAATAATCTGCTAACTCTGGGCCATAACACCGCATTACAGCCTCTTTTTTAAAATACATTCCTTTTGCAAACTTGTATGCTGTCACGTTCTGCACACGCACGGCTATCTGAAGGCGCATGATGTCGTATTCCTCTATCACATTGTCCAGGATCTTTCGCGCTCCCCTAATTACAGATATCGGATCTTTCTCTATTCCAACACCAGGAAGCATCCAAAGCTCTGCGGATCGCTCCCATTGAAACCGAAAGCCAAAGATAGCAACAACTTTTCCTTTAATAATAACTGTCCAGGTTAATCCTGGTGTAGCATTTTCATTTATGTATTGGTCATAATTAGGAATTGTTTTGATATAATCCAGCTCATAACCTTTTAGCTCGATGCTGTAATAATGATTTGGATGATACGGGATAATTTGGGCATCAGTCCTCATGGTTACAGTAGCCAATTGCAGCATCACATTATCTCGAAATCTGTGTTAGCCATGTGAGTAGCGCCGGCAGATGTATAGCTGCCGCGCCGTAATCGGCGTTGCTCACCCCCGCCCAGCATTAAATATCCAAATGCGTCACCGCAATGCGAATGATCGTTCTTTACGGGGGTATCTTTAAACCGTTCTTGGCCGGCGCCCAGGCTTTGCCTCTTAAAGAAATAGCCGCCGGATAAACTTTTACGCAATTTTAGACAGCGTTTATCTACCATTAGCCCTGGTTTGCTGTTAATTAGCCTGGACATTGGTGATGCACCAGCCTCGCGCCGCACCTGGAAAGCATTGCTGTCTGTTGGTTGTGCTTTGAAACCCAGGCTACGCAGATGGTCAAATGCCGTAACCTCATAAATTTCATCACGTTTGTTACCAGCTGGATCGCCCCATATCAAAATTTCATGTTTGCTGTATCGTTCCGATATCCTTGCCAGCAATTCCTGGCCAAAACGCTCTAGCCCCATGTCAAACGTCACCAGTTCATCAACAATGCGCCATGCACCACCAGCACTGCGCTGGCCGAATATAGCTGCCGGAGTCAAACCAAAGTCAATACCAATTTGCACCGGATAATACGGGTCGATCTCTACATTACCGGACATAAGCTCATCATCATATTCTGGCCAGACTGGTCTGCCTTCCTGGACAAATGTAAACTTCCCTTCAGCGTAGCAGCGTATCCAGTCTACATTTTTTCCACCAAGCAGCTGTTCATAATATCCAGGCGGTAGATTGTTTCTGTTCTCTGCCTGTGGATTAACTTGCCACCATTTTCCACCGCTGTGGATAAAACCCTGGCTCTCAGGATGATGTTCTGGAACTTCATCAGGCCCAGCCATAAGAACGCCACCTGGTTGCCGGAAGAACGTCCACGGATAATTACCTTTGATCGGATTTTTTTCAGATAGATCATGCCACCAGTGATCGTTGTCTGGCGGGTTGGTATCCATCCAGATGCCATACCATGTTGGCCCACCGTCTGCTTTTGTCGGGTAACGCCCAACACGGTGAGTTAGACCATCAATAACAGCTTTTGGCAGCTCTCTGGCCTCATTTACCCAGGCGCCGGTCAATTCTAGCGATAGCAACTTCCTAACATCTTGGGGGGTAGACAGCGCCATGAAGATAACCTCACAGTCAATGCCGGCAGCATCACCACGGCTAGGCAGTTTCAAATGATGCGAGATAGGCGGTTGCCATCTCATGCCTCCCCATGTGGCCTCTGGAAATAACTCCTGCCAAGTTTTGATAGTGGTGGTTCTGAGCTCGGGGTATGTATTTCTAACAACCACAAAACGGCTGTATCTGATACCATCTCTGGGGGATGGTTTCTGTCTAACAGCTCGGAGCATAATCTCCGCAGCACAACCATAGCTTTTTCCTGATCCGACTGGCCCCATAAGCCCTCTAACAAAACTGTCATCGTTCAAAAAACCATAAACTGTCGGACTATTGCTGAAATCCAGATTAAGAGAAGGTACATCATTCTGGGGCATCTTTTTCCTCATAAGTTATTGTCATAGGCTCATCCGGCCCCTTGATGTTGATACCAACGATACTCGGCTTATCTTCGTTCTGTTCCGCATCCAGCATACCAGATGCCTTGGCCAGCACCCGCAACACCGAAACTTTGTCGTGCATCTCAATAGTTACATCTTCACCGCGCACCGATATCTTTTTTATCGCTCTCAATGCGTGTTCTGGAATGTCATCAAACTCTTTTATCGTGCCATCCAGGTTTACAATGTCAGTTATGTTGGCCGTACCAAGCGCAATCAACTCAGAAGCAACAGCCTCTTTATGCTGGTAAAGCGTTTCAGAACGCCCGATCCGGCGCTGCACCATACGAACACCGCCAAACCGTCCTAATGGTGGCCGTTTATCCGTCATATTTTGATCTCGCCCTCATTTTGCCGCTTAATGGCCGCGCACCCTCACGCTTGTCTTTGCGATACTGCCTCCACCACTCAGCTGTATTACCATGACGAACAAATACTGGAACCTGGACAAGACGCAACGCATCAAGCAACTCTGCATATGTCGGGGATTTATCACTCCTCATCATCTTCTATCTCACCATAACCATCACAAAGCTCACAAACTTCCATGCTATCCTTTAAATAACCACCGTTTACATAATCCACAACAGGACGCTCATACTCAGCAATGCCAACGCCACCACACTCAGGACACACAATCATATTAGAAACGGATGTCATCATCGAAACTCGCCGCCGGCTGCGTGTCACCGCCAGGCGCATCATATCCACTCGGCTTGAAACCCTCATCCTTGCGACCTCCATCGTCCTCAAATAAGTTCAACCAAACATCACCATCATTATTCGGCAATGGCAATACGTCCAACTTCATACGCAACTTGCCATCCTCTTTCTCAAACGCCTTGCCAATCCGTAACCATACCGGCTTCTCACGATTGGGTATCTCTTTAGCTTGCATTATATTGTACATTTTCATCGGTCAATCCTTCCTGTTTATCCGATATCGTAACCCATTTATCAAAAATGGGAAAATAGTTTTTTGCGGCCCCCATACATATACGCGAGGGGTGGGGGGGCAAGGGGTGCCCGTGCGCGAATCTTGTTAACTGAAATCGCGTTAACATTGCACGTTTTGTCGCATAACGTTAATTATGCGCAACCAGTATCGTTTGTTTTCAATAGCTTGTCGAGCCTGTGGATTAAAGTTAACTGAAATGCAGTTGATATGCCTATTTATTGTACAGCTCATCCTGGTCATTGTCTCGATCCTGTCCATATTGTAAATCGCCCTACAATCGCCGTAGACTGGCGCTAGTCTTTTTGAGTACGTCTGCAACCTTTTTGTCTTTAGAGCCGCTCAGTGACCTTTGTACGGGCTTCTGAAAGTATCCTATAGCCCTGGCAAAGTCTCTGCGTGTGTCTTTGCAATAATCCAAATGGTTCTGGAGTATGTCTGCCCAGGCATCCGCATCTAGCCCCTGTCTGACCCACGATTGCATAACCTGTTCATCACGTTCTTGATAGTTTCTTGGAGTACCAAAAGATTCAGCAACTCGCAAAAACATAACACACAATCTTCTAGCATCTTCCTTTATTACGTTAATATTACTCGTTAGTGTCTCGTTCTGTGTAACCTCAGATGTTACATGTAAGTTAACCCTAGTGTTACACCTGGCTGTAACCTCAGATGTTACACCTGATCCCTTTGCACCTGTAACTTCTGGTGTTACACCTGTCAGTCCTACTTCTGCCTCGGCCAAGTCCATTTGTTCCCTTGCTGTCAGGTTAGAACGTGCAGCTGATTCGCTCTTGATTGTCCTGTCGTAGATTACTTTGATGGTGTTGGTTTTTTGGTCTTTGTACTGTTTCTTGGCGTATACCAGGTATCCGGTGTCGAACAGGCGTTTGACCTGTCGGTTCACGGCTGGCCGGCTAATCCCTAAATCCTTGGCGATACGGGCTTGTGATACGAATGTCCGGCCCAGCTCATCGGTGTAGCTGCATATCACGGCTAACACTGCAAGGGCTGCGGTTCTGTTTATCTCTGGGTCTTGTACGGCTCTTATTGGCAAGATGCTGTACTGTCTTAGGTCTTTGTTTCTTATTGTTTCGATCTTCATCCCTGTATACTCCCGCCAGGGCTGCGGTCAGCTCCCCGATTGTCCATGTTGCTTTCCCTTCCTGGCCGATCAGATCACGGGCAATGCGAAAGACTCCCCAGCCTTCCTCGAAGCAATCCCGTATCACTATCTCAGCGTGTTGTTCGTACTTGTCCATCAGCCCAGCTCAATCGTAATCACCAGCAATGGCTGGCCGTAAACCTTCTTTACCGACAGCTGATAAACCTGGTCGTCATCATCGTATGCGATACCGTTCAGAGCATCCAACGCGGCTTTGGCTACATTGTCAATATCTGGCCGGCCTGGTGTGAACTCACCACGCAATGCTGCTTGCTTCTTTTTATTTGTCCAAGACTTCGGTATCTCGAACTGCGCCAGGATGTGCATTTTGACCGGCGCCGATGTCTTGACCCATCCAACTGATTCAATCTCGCGCTGCGCTGTCATGGCAATCAGCTGCTCATAAACCTT